TGCCAGCCTCGGCCGCCAGACCGATGGTCTTGCCCACCAGCTCCAACGCCTTGTCTCGTGTGTCGGTTAGTTTAGTGACGATTGATTTCAGTTTCATTTCTTTATGCCTTTCTTAAGTGCGGCCATGTTGAATTTCGGAGCCTCACGCCGCCGCTGTGCGTGAACTCGATACGCCCGCTTGCGATAGGACTCTCTGGCCTTATCGCTTTTCTGTGATCGAGACCGGATCCCGAGCCGGTCATAAACTTCTGTCACCTGCTTGCTAATCGCCTGCTTGGTCACGCCGTACCGCTTGGCCACGGCCGTCATCGACTCCGGCGACTTGTTTAGCGCTATGTTTAGCACGGCATGGCCAAGCGTGTCCGTCCGGTTAGCCATGGCCGGGTGATCAGGTGCCTTCGCCATCAGATACTCGATCACCTTGGTCGTGGTGAACGCCGTACTTGTGGTGACCGTGATCTTAAGCTCGGAATAGGCCTCCAAAACGAGATCAGACAGCGTATCCATGGTCATCGCTGGATGCTGAAAGTTGGCGGGTATTTTTTCGATGATTTCTGCGCTATTTATGATCACCGGAAATTCCCCCTATCGATGGTCAATCGATGGAAATTATGAACCCTATCAATGCTTATCCCCTTATAGGGGGGATAAGTATCGATAGGAGTTCGACCTATTTCCGTGGATAGAGGATTAATAAGTGTGGATAGGTTTTTTGCGGTCATTTTCTAGTCCTCTTTTAATACGTATTTTTTGGCTTTTTCTGTGCCAATATTTTTGATCAAACCGGCCACTTCCCACGCCACCGTCGTGTCTCGGCTTTTTGTCTCACCGATACGCGATTTAGTCCTTATGCGACTTTGAAGATCACCTGCGCTTATCCCTTTTGAGATAATTTCTTTATATTGATTGAAATCGACCTCAATCTCCGGACGACCGGCCGTCTTTTTCTGTGGCTCGTCGGATCCAATCCACGCCAGCCCGACATCGCTATGGCGTAAGTTCACGTAAGGCTGAACTGCGTTTTGCGCTATAATGCCACCAGAATTGAGATTTGACCGTTTCCCGCGTTTGGTCACCTCCAACCGATAAACGTTTCGTTCTTCGGCATCCTGGCCACAAGGCGCAAGGGTAATGACGCTCCGGGCCCAGTTGGTCAGCTCAGACGATCCAAAACCGCTGTAAGCCTTATCGTGGCCCTGATAGCCGTTCCCTTCCCGTACAGGTTTAGGCGTGTGGTGAATCAGCATCCACGCAAAGCCGGCCGACAGCGACAGCGGGTTGAGCATGTTGCGCAAAAACTCGCTGGCCGTCTCCTGGCTGGATAGGTCGCCACCGATAAAGGCAAGCAGCGGATCCACCCACACTAAGTCCGATTTGTACTTTTCGACAAGGCGACGCACGCGATCCACAAACCGTTCGCCGGTGGACGAACAATCCCGGACGATCACCACGTTGGCCATGACCAGTTTGATCTCATCAGGCGTAAGGTTCATCGCTTTTAGAACGCCTTGAATCGCTTCGGCCACGTCTCCCTCGTCGTTCTCGGCCTGTATGATCAGCGACTTGAGGCCGTTGCCGTGCGGATTGATTCCAAAGAACCCCCGCCCGATTGCCCAGGTAATGGCGGCCTGTAAGCAAAGCACGCTCTTTCCCAGCCCGCTACTCCCCACCCACAGCGCCGATCCGCCACGGCAGATCCACCGCTTGCCGAGCAGCTGCGTCGGGTCATCAGCTTCCTTGAATTTGATCAGATCTTCCCAGCGGTACGGCTCGGGGATGTCGCCAAACAGAATCCGCTCCTTCCACTGCAAAAAAGAAATCGTCGGTGCACCGCATTCGACCAAGTCCTGCCGCTGGCCGGTGGCCGTTCGCATAGCACCAGGAAGACGCGACAGGCGGCCCGCGTCCTTGTTCGCCGGATCCGGCTTACTGTGTTCGAGATGTTTGTAAATAAACTCCACCCGCTCCTTGAATTCCTCCGACGTGTCTGCGTCGATCCGTACCCATGCGTGAAGACTACGTGAACCGCTTTTGATAATGCAGGTGGTGGGCAGTCCGCTCTTTTTAATAATCTTCCATTGTTCATCCATCGTGGATTCATCAAATTCGACAAGGCAGTGCCGCCATTTCACGACATGCTCCGACTTCCGGCCCTTGCCGTTGTTCGGATTGATCGAGGCATACACTCCCACGGCGTTCCCCTGCCATTCCTTCAGCCCTTCGCCTTTGAACAGCTCGAGCCATTCCTCCCGGGTGCGGGTTTCCCCGGATCCGTCCGGGCGCTCGCGGTCGTCGTCCCGAATGCTGCGGGTTATGTTGATCATCTCGCCAACTTCAAACGCTGCCGTCAGGAACTTCTCCACCGGCGTCTCGTCCACGCTCCGCGGCATGGCCGGGATCGGTGCGTCATCTTTGATAATTTGTAGATTATGCAATCGGTACTTTCCTTTCGGCTGATAAGGCTGACGGGCCGGCTGCCTGAAAGCCGACTTCGTGCATCCCTCGGCCTCCTTCATCGGTAGATTGTTCCTTGCGCACCATTCTTCAGCGTTCGTCAGCGTCTCGTCCTGGCACGCACCGGAATCCCTCCACTGCAGACACAGTTTGAACAGCTCCGTGTTGCGGGTGCCTTCTGCAGCCCCGTTCTTCATGACCTCGACGGCGGCCGGTGGTAGTTGGTGGATCATTTGCGGGCCTCCTGATCGCGCTTTTGATACGCCTTCGCCCGCTGCAACAGCTCCTGGGCAATCGTCAGCGCCAGATCCAACCGCGTCCCGGCGGCCTTATGCTGTTCGGCGGCCAGATTGCGTTTGGCGCGTTCCAAGATTTCGACCAGCCATGTGGTGCGTTTTACGGACATACTGGGGGATTCCAGATGCGAATCGATCTGGGTGCCGGTTTGGGCGGTAGAATTGGCATTACACCCGTTTTATTTTGTTTAGGTTTCCACTGAACCATGTTTCCGGCCTTAACCCACAATTCCTCTGAATCATTTACAAAATAGGTAATATCGAATGAGCCTCCTCCAGCTCCGTGAGCCATCTCAAAAAAAGTAGTATTTACATCATTTCCAAAAGCAGCCGATGCATGTGCAGGTATTTGGATACTGTTTTTAAGATTTCCGCAGGAATCATTTTGGCCATACGGGTAGTCCATGCATGGATGACCCTTAAATTGAGCAATACTTGAAAATGGTTTTACCTCAATTAAAAGGTCGTGCTTACCAAAACACTCAGAATGACTACATGTGATTGTAAGTAAAAAATCTGGAGTCCATCCGTTTAAGTCGTATGGCTCGTACTGCCATTTTAGCTTTGCTAAGTCAAAAAAAGCAGCCCATCTAGCCTCTAATCTTGAGCGGAAAGCGACGCCCGAGTAAATGGTTGGATGCGATTTAAAGTTATATTTCACCACTGCCCCATTCCCCACCGCATCCGGTTATTCCGGGCGATGATGACCTGCTGGGCGTACTGCGCAGGCGTGTAGGTTCCGATGACGCGGGCGGAGAACATGGAGAGCAGATCCTTCAAAGTCACAGCACGGCCTCCGGCAGCGGCCCGGCCAGCTTGTAGATGTACTTGGCGCTGTCGTATTCGAGCTCGTATCCAAAAAAGTCCCGCAGCAGATCGATGTCCCGCTGAATCGTTTTGTAGCTGCATTCCAGCTCCACGCCCAACTTGGCACAGCTCGGAAGGCACAGATCCCGGCGCAGTTTGCGGGCAATCATCCCCAGGCGGCGGAGCGTCGGCCGGGTGTCGCCCTTTCCCATCGCACGCTGGCGCTTGGAAGCGAACGTGGCGGAACGTGTCTTCATTTACTCACCTCCACCGTCGCCACCTTAGGCAACCGCATCGCGTTGAATTGCGCCTCACTGGCGGCGAACACGTCGATCACCGGCAGCTTTCCCCCGCTCGCCTTTTTGCTTTTTACTGCCGTGCCAGTATCCACCGCCACCCATTCCCGCTTTCCGTTCATGATCTTAATCTTCGACCACAGCGGAATGATGTCGGGATCGACGGCGCAGTGACGGCCGGCTCGCAGGCGTGTCCCAGTGCTCGATTGGAAGCGGCTCGACCACTCGTCCTCGCCGGGCCAATAGCCGGTAATTCGGACTTTCATTTTCTTCACGTCGATCCGCTTGGCCTCCGGCCTGCAATCGACCATGAGGTTGGACGCCTGACCGGACGTGATCCCGAGGATGGCGAGAATGGACAGCAGCGCTCTCACAGTCCTGCCCTTATCCGATCAATCAGATCGTTCTCGCGCGTCTCGGCAGCGGCCAGAGCTGCCCCGTGTTCTTTGCATTTTATTTTAAGCGCATCGTTTTCTTTTTTAAGTTCGTAGTAGGCGCACATAAGCTCGGTAAGAGTTAAAAACCCACCATGTGGGCCAAATTTAATGGACTTTTGGCCACTATATAATGCAGGAACCTCGCTCATAGTTTTACCTCTCTCGGGTCGTACTTCTTCAACCATCGCCAGACCTTGCAAATAGATGTGAACGCCTCGAATGCTTTGTGCACCTGCTCGGCCGTGTAACGCACCTCGGCCAGTTGTCCTGTGACCGGATCGATCAGAATATTCCGACAGGCCATGCCTTCGTCCGTAAATGCATATGCGTATGCGCTGAGCTGCAAAATATCCGTTTCATAGGCAGGCGTTTTTTTGTCTTTGAGTTTCCTTGTTTTAAAATCCACCACTTCAATCACTCCATGAATGTCGGCGATAAGATCCACTCGTCCCGCGTACCCTTCGGCCTCGTTCACCAACACGGTCTCGCTGGCGTGCACCTTGGAAACGCAGCATGAATGCCATTCTTTCAGCGACTCAAAGTGGTTTTCGTATCCATTGACCAGCTCACCCGGCTCATCGCCGTTGATCAGGATTTCAGCCAGGGAATGGATATGAGTCCCGCGGGCGGCGGCTGCCTCCACTTCCTTCCGGCTATCCAACACGACGCGCTTTGCGAAGTCTGCGTCGGTTTCGCCAGATTCCCGTGGAAGCGACAAGGCGGACAGGATTGCCTGCTCCTCTTTCCAGTTCATCAGCCCGGTCTTGCTGGGGCCGGCTGCTGCTAGGATTGTGGTGACGGACGGATACGCCCCTACCTTCCGGGCGGAACGCAGGTCACCGTGGCACGATTCGCCGGTCGACATGTAGTAGTGCGACGACTCGGCCTTTGCGGTTGCGATGATGGGAGCCACGGCTTTACCAGTTGCGGATCCATCCGATCGACATGGCAAAAAGAGCCACGACGATGGTGGGGACTGCGATCTGTGTGATGATTGTGAGTGTTTGCATGTTTATTTTCCGAGCCGGACAGACGGATAGAACATCCGCCGGCTCTAGTTGGTTAGGATCTCGATTGTCTCCGGATTAAAATGGGACGTTGTTGCCGTCGCCGTCTTCAGCGCCGATCTTCACGGGTTCGGCGTTGCCTGACCGATTGCATTTCCTGACAAAGTCAGGATCGACGGTCACCTTCACCTTCCCCGCGGGCAGTACCGCCTGGACGTTGGCGTAGGTGGATCCGTCCCGTTCCGTGTGGGTGACCAGAATCTGACATGGCTTGCCGATCAGCGTTTCCAGATCAAGATTCTGAGGCGGCGCCTTCTTTGCGTAGGACTTCAGGTCTTTAAAAAGAGCAGCCTTTTCATGCAGGCTGAGTCCGTAGCGCCGGCCGATGGTGAAAGGACGACCGTCCTCCATCTTTGCCGCCAACTGCCAGACGATCCTCACCTGGTGCTTTTTGCCGTATTGGGTTTCGACGATGCCGAGATCCTCCACGTCGCAGAAAACTGCGTCGTGCGATCCTTCGGTCGCTGGCGTGTACGATCCGCCT